TCTTTGTTTTTAAAGGATTTTTATTTATTATCGGTTTCAAATTCGGACTTTATTCGGACGGATACTAGGTGCGCGACTGGAAAGAAGTGCTTGCCAGCCGCTACGTCATCTAATTCGCCGCGGCCCTCCGCTCTTGCAAAATACTGGCGACTGCTTCCGCGTACAGCATTCCCAGCTTGAATGACAGTGAGTCTCTAACAACCGGATGGTCCGGACCTAATTCCAAAATCGAAACAACCTTCGCTACTCCTTTTTCGTGAATAAATATCTCACCATCCCCGACAGCAATGTCTGGCTGATCTATCACTTCATTCTCCTTTGAAAACAATCTTAACATTAGGTAAAAATCGGCCCGACTATAACCGATGACGCCAAATATCCAATCTTTTGACGCAAAACTTACCATTAGTGCGCCAAGTCATTGACCTAGTTGAATATTACAGTGTAAGCAATGCTTTGTTGTGACCCTGAACTATTACGAATTGTCATAGAGCCGCCGGTCCAGACGCAGCCGCACGCCGTCTCAATGTTGTCGATTGAATTAAAGCTGACAGTGGCTGCCTTAATCGTCTTGCCAGCAAAGGCAATGCCGACAGTGCTGTTAGATGGGATCGTCACCGTGCCGCCGTCCACGTTTGCCTCTGTAGAGGTGTGCGTATGGTTGGATGGTGATTTATTCTGATTAACCCACTGGTAGAGAGAATTTAACGCGCTTGAGCTGGCAATTCTGCGGCTGTCGCTCAGCTGGTAGCTGTTAGACATAGCACCATTCAAAATAGCTGCAGTTACCAGCAGGTCTGCATGATCATCCGCTGAATACTGACCAAACTCACCACTTTCAATCGCTTTTAGGGCACTCTCTAAATCACCAAGGTTTTGATTTATTTTTTCAAAAACTTCATTAAACAATTCAATAGTTGCCCCCGGAGTACCGGTGAAATCAGGCACATCGTCTTTACTAAAAAGGTCTTTACTCATCCCCCTGTCACCCCCTTAAATATTAACCACCAGGCTTATCGTGAAGTCTGCGTATTGTTTTTCGATGGCTGGTACATACTCCAGCGACACTAACACGTTATCATTGCTATCCACGGCAGAAATGCTTGATATAAGCGCCCCGTCCGGTATACCAGTCACAATAGTATCAAGCTGAACCGTACCGATATCTGTTTGCTCAATGCTCACGTCAGGAAACGGGTAGTCCCCCATATCTGTGCTGATGAGCATTAAGGCTGTGTTGTCAATAATCTCTTGCGCGTATATCGAACGCAGGTAGTCACTAATCCCAGTCATGTTTTCACCTAATAATTAATAATTGCGAGTGTTGGCTCAGGAGTAAAATCTTCCTCAATGACCCAATTTTTAACGATGCGAACCTCATCAAATTTAAATACCCCATCACTGGAATAGCGGTAGCTGAGCGTGAGAGGTCGTGGTGATTGATATACAAAGTCCGGGTCAATTGTGCCGTGTGCAACCTGGGTGCCATTGATATATACCGCAACAAAATCACGACCCCTTGTGTATGCGAAGTGGAACCACTCATCATGCGGAATATCTGCAAGCGGGATATTTAACACCCTTACAGTCGAGCCGTGTGTGTCATACAGACCAACAGCTAAGTTGGCATAGTATTCAAACACTGACCATCCAGATCGGCCTGAAGTCGTGTGTGATGGCCAAGTACTAAGAACGCCACGGCGGCTTTCTGGTTGCCCGCTTGGCCGGTATAGCCATGCCTCAACGGTTCCGGGACCATTAAGCTCAAACTCATCACTGGCATTATTAATATCAGTATCAATACCGGCTACAAAGTTGGTGCCGTTACCTCCGGGGCGGCTATTTGATTCAATCCGTTCAGGGTTCATGCCAATAGTCTGGCCGGTATCAACATACCAGGTGCCAGAGTCATAATATTCAGAACCAAACAGGGCGAGCAATCCAAGCTCAGGCACCAGATATTCTTTAAAGGTCGCATCTACTGAGATTGCTACATCAATCGAGTTTTCAATAAAGATATGCTCTTTGAATGTAGCGCTTACGCTAATCGGTATATCAATGCTATCGAATTTCCGCAGATTGATCTGAGGAACGATTTTAGCCGGCACTATTGAGCGAAGAATGCTCAGCATATTTCCGGCCTCTCTGATATCGACATCAGTGTAATCAAGATAAACAATCACGCGGCTTGTCTGGTACTGATAATCACGGTCCGATAGCGAGCCAGGCGTCCGCCACGGAACAACAGCACTGAGCTGCCATGTACCATCAAGTCTTAGGTCTGGGTCGTTAAGGTGCGGAGCCCAGTAGTCATTTATCGCTGTGCTATTCGGATAGGTATCATCGACCGTGCACCAGACCTGCTCAATTTCCCAAGCGTTCGGGTACAACATCTGCAGATATGTACGCAGAAAGTGAAGCCCGCGACCGCCCAGCTTTCCGGACCTGAACGCTTTGTAAAGGTACCGGGTCAAACCTTCTTCGTTGTCGCTTTTGATCAGAATCAGACCGTCTGAGTTTAATTCGCGCTGAACAAGACTGAACGACCCTAAGTGAGGCGCACCAAGCACACCTATGTCAGCAGATCGGTCTGCCAGCAGGCCCGACCAAAGATCCAGAGCCAGGCTTTTAAGCTGGCTTTCGTATTCGGTAATGGCGCCGCTTTTTTCCAGCGGAACCAGTTTAGGGGACGGCGCATTGAAATCCATTCAGCCACCCCACGAACTGACAGATGAGTTACGGGTGGTTATGTTTACCGTAATTGAATCTGCAGTCACAAAACGCCATAACTCCGGGCGTCTCACTTCGTCAACAGAGTCGACTGTCACGGTGAAATCTGAGCCGCTATCGCCCAGCGCCTGAATATTACTTTCAAGCAAGTTGGAAACGGTTCTGTTTTTCGGGTAGTTGCGCCCCTTTCTGGCTGCATCTGAGTCGTCGCCGTACTCCTTCAGAAGCAATTCCACGATCTCATCTGTTACTGTGCTTGAAACATAAGCGCTGGATATTACGGCATCGACAGTGACATACAGCTTACTTGTCACTGGTGTGTAGAAAACAACATTGTACGTGTCATCAGCCCGCGCAATTCGATCAACAATAGCCAACTGAGTGCCGGTAAGGTCAGAGCTGTAAATACGCTCAGGCGCTTCAGGCGTCTGTGGGTATGGCTCATCTTTAGTCAGCTCTGTATCAAAGAAACAGGACACAAACAAGCGGTTCATGTTCTCTAAAGCCGGCCCCCTCAGATCCTCTTCCAGAGCCTCATTCCAGACCGACAGGAATTTAAGGTGCGGGAAGTGTTTACGCACCAGAAACTCAAATTCGCCGAGGAATACTGCATCCTCATCATAAAGTGCAGGGTATTTACAGAGCTCGCGCAGGTAAGACACCGACGGCGGATTAACACCAGGTTCAACGAGTGCCGACATGGACATCAGGACAGACGTATCATCAGCAGAATTGACATATTCAAACGAGAAACTTGAATCTATTTCAACGTCAATTTCTCCCATTGAATAGCCTATGGTGATCTCAAAAACATCACCAACGTCCGGCTGAATGCCGACGACATCAGCTGCGCCGAACCGTACATAAACCTGCTGCTGAGCATCTACTTCAACGTGATAGATAGCCTCATCGGGGGCGCAGTTAATGTACTCCTGACGGTTTTCAAACGTGACATCACCCTGAATTACAGAAATGCTCGCCACGGCAGCATCAGAATCAGATTGCGGTACTGGGATGAAGTAAAACGGTCTTGATTCCGTGACAGTATGAGTAATAACCGTGTATTCAACCTGCCTGACAGTTGTTTGAGCGTTGCCGCCAGCCGGTACGGTTACGCCAGCTTCTACGACATAGTAAACGCCGCTGCTATCCGTAAGAACGCGGGCGGAGTCCAGCAGGTATGTCGTGTCGTTGTCATTTTGCACGGTGATTAAAAACCGGGCGGGTGACGCCTTTGGCATGATCCCCCGGATCGCAGCGTCGGCCAGAACCGTCGCCGGGCGCGTCTTATTCTGCGGCTCAGCAAGCGCCACTTCATCCTCTGCGGATTTCATGGCAAGCGCGGTAAATATTGCGTCCAGCTGACGCATAAAGGTCGGGTCGGCGATTGAAAAGCGTGCAGATAATTCCGGGTATTTGGATAAATTATCTTGCACAGCCGCATTAAAATCAGCGCGGGTCAGCATTACAAAGGCACCTCAAAAGTGGTTCCGCCGATTGACAGAATAATGCGCGACACATCCGGTGCGCTTGTTTCCATGAACAGGCCCAGCTGATCAGCCGGGAGCTGCCCAATAACCGGAACATCAATCTTTAATTTGGCAATGAACGCATCAGCATCTTCCGCCATAACGCTCTGAGGGCGCTGCAGCATGGATTTAGCACTATTGCCATAGTTTGAGCCCAAATAGGTGCCCACTGGCGTACTAAGCCAGTGCTGAACCATATCCTGAAGAAGCGAAGTCGATAATTGCATGAGGCTATTCTGATATGCCACCGAAAGCAGAAAGCCGCTTTTTTCCTACAGGTTAATGCGGCGCCCGTTCCAGTCGCTGCGGTCGATGGCCGTCAGTGTGGATAGCTGGATCTGGAAAACCTTATGCACGGCATGGCCGTCGCCATCGCTGGGAGCGTCCAGCGGGTCGGTAATGGATTCGATCACCAGTGGCGAGTAGATTTTGTTTTTGTACTGCATGGCGACAGTGATAGGCGCCAGTGACGGCATCAGGGATTCTGCAGCAGAGGAATCAGCAGAGGCCAGACGGGCAATAATGGAGGCATCCCGGGCCAGTTCAACAGGAAGCGCCCAAAGCGCCATCTGATCAAATATCTGCTCTACCTCTTTCCATGGGTCTGACCAGGCACGCAGCATAGCCGTTGCCGTAATTTTAACGGGCGGCATACCGGTGAAGGCTTGCATTGAATTGAGGCGAGTTATCCCGCTTCGTCCTGTGAATTGATTGGCAACAGAGCGCAAAGCATCACCAGCGGCGCTGCTGCCCAGAACGGCATCAATAGTCTGCTGAGGTACGCCAGACTGCAGGCCAGCGGTTACGCTGGGGAATTGAGAGTCGGTATCGGTGTTTTCAAACTGGCTTTGCCAGTTCAGGGCAATTTCAAGCGACGCTTCCGTCAGGACCGCGCAGGCAACAACCCGCTCAGCGTCAGGAACGGCAACCCATTGACCACCGTTGCGGCGGACCGGGTAGAAACGGGCTATCAGAGAATCTGACAGCCCGTCCCAGTTTGACGTAAGCACCTGAGCCAAGGCTTACAGGCCCATTTTCTTACGTGCTTTATTGGACTTCAGGCGCTTCATGCGGGCCGCGGAGGAGTTAGCCTTACGCTGAGCCTTTTTCAGTGCCATTTTTTGCTTAGGTGACAGCCGGACCGTGCCGCTTACGCGCTTTTTCACCCAGACTTTTTTGCCGTTGCGAACCACCTGCTTTTTCTTGTAAGCAGCATCGAAAGCAGCGCTGTCGAAGGTTGCGCCGTCTTCCATGTTGTTGACCAGGTAGTCCTGAATACGCTCTGCCGCATCGGCATCGTTGTCATTGATCAGCAAGTCAATGTCATCGTCGTCAACGCCTTGGCTTGACAGGTAGTCCGCTGCCGCTTCAGTCGCCATAGAAACGATTTCTTGATCATCCGCTGTCAGTTCACCGTCAATGTCAGGATCAGCGATGCCGATCATCAGTGACGCAAAGCGGTCCGCAAAGGTTTCACCGTCTTCCAGATCGTCCTCTGTGGTTTCAATCCATTCATCCACTGCAGCAGCGGATTCGAGATTGATTTCAGCATCCGTGTAGGTTGCCGCGTCCAGAACAGTGGCCTGCTCTGGTTTCTTTTTCTCTTTCGGCGCAACAGTGTCGCGCATCATGCTTTCGAGATCGTTGTAGCTCATGGTCGTAGTCTCCGCTTAGCGAACCAGTGTGTGAGTCATTTCAATCTGACGGGTAGTCCCGTCGTAGCGCAGGCTGTAACGCATCTGCATTTTGTCGTAGGGGTTGTTTGCGTCTGGCTCAACAGAGAAGGCAAACGACGCGCCTTTCATTGCCGGATCATCTGACGGTACCAGCCATCCTGAGCGTTCTGCGCGCTCAAACAAATCGCGCAGAAAGTCGGTAGTCATATCGATGGAAACGGACATTGGCTTTTGCAGCGCCTTTTTGCCGAATTTAACCGCCAGATCATCAATGGTTGTGGCCATTTCAGCGACTGAAATCAGTTTTTTCAGGCTGTTGGCTTTGGATTGAGTGATTGAATCCACAAAGACACAGCGCGAACCATCATCGTAGGATTCAAACGCAACCGCGTTAATGCCTGCCGCTGCAATTTTGGATTGCTCCGGCTCTGACAGAGTGCGGGTCTGCACCAGGCGCGCACGGGGTACCTGCGCCTCATAACCGGCAATCGGGTAGTTTTTAGCAGCAAAGCCGTATGCGTTAGTGACAGCGTTGCGCTGGCAGCGCAGAGCGGCCTGCAGCATAGACGAACCGAAAAAGCCGTTAGGGTTAATTCCAGCCGGACAGGCCGAACGTACCGGCATCCAGTACGCATGAATCAGATGGCTGTATTTCTGCGCAGAGAATCCGAATTGACTGACAAAAGTAATAGCCGCTTCAACCGACAGGTTACCCGGCACATCCAGCACAAAAGGCACATTGCGCAGGTTGGCGAGCTCACCCATTTTAATGACGCCGGTCAGCGACTGATTCCCGGCACTGGCGATATGGCCGTACTCAGTTGTGGTTTGAGCCAGCGCTTTCTGAGCGCGATCATAGTCATCAGTGGTGTACGTGGTGCCGCCTTCGCTGAAATAGCTGAATACAGAGTAATCGTCGCCCTCTGGGGCGTCATCTGCCAGCGTGTAAGCCGGAACCTGAACACCGGTAGAGGAATAACCATAATGCTCTGAGCTGGCCGGAATGGTTGCGCCCGCTGTGCCGATCTTCAGCTCAACAGTATCCGTAGTGTTGGCCACTACATCCGGTAAATAAATGCTTTCGCCATAGTCATTCACTGCATTCGGATCAGTCGATCCGGTGAATGAATAAATCACAGTCAGATTGGCATCAAGAATTTCGACAGTGATAACGTCGGTTGCGACTTCTGCACCGTTAGCGTCCAGTTCTTCCGGTGCATGACAGGAAACGACAATACCGTCATTCCAGCATTCCAGAAACTTAACAGCGAACAAATAGCTGGCTACTGGCTCACCGCCAATTTCCAGAGTTTCATTACCGACAGCGAGCGGATCAGCCGGGTTGATTGCGTCCACCAGGTCGGTTACTGCATAGCTGATATTGCCAGCGTCCTGAGTAGCGACAATCCAGCCGATTTGAGCTGTAGCCGCCGGTACCAGACGCTGAACAACAACAGCCATAGCACCGTTATTCAGTGCTTCATAAATTTGTGTGTACGCTTCATTCAGCGCATTAGCGCGAATCGTTGCACCGTTGCCGAGAATGCGCTTTATGTTTGAGCTCGTGACCACGAATGGCTTGTCGATGCGCCCGCGCAATCCACGGGCCATCGTTGCGATAACTTGATCGCCCTGCCCAACTTCAGCCAAGGCTGAGCCATCGACTAAGGGATTAAGTTGAATCCCCGGTTGCTTACCAAGACTGCGTGTGAA